CAGTCGGAATATCCCGATGCAACGTCCAGCCTTCCAGTCGGTACGATGACCACTGTTGACGCAGAAGGAAATGTTGCTGAACCAGTTATGTTCCAGAACTTCATTTTTGCGAATCAGGGGAGTCGTCTGCGCGGTTTGGGTGATCCTATCCGGGGAGATTTGCCTATTGTTCCTTGTGCTGGTAACTGGTTTAGCGTACATCCGAATGTCAACTTGGATCTGCAAGAGGGCGCTATGAACGTCATGGGTGGATTCGATAATGGTACCAACCGGGCTCTATCTGAGCTTATCTACGCTGCCTCTGGTAACGCCGATACTACTATTGGTGGTACTGATCTTGCACAACTTAATATGACTCCTCAATATGCCGGGGCATTGGAACAGGGACACTCAACAGTATCGATTTCCGCCTATCCTTAAATGGTTTAAGACTTTATCGTAATTATATAAGAATATCTGGTACGAAAAACTCCCAGTAACTTATCGTTGAAGAGCCTAACTACGTCTCACTGACGAGTGTGATGGAAAGTTTTTTGGTATAATGGTTGGAAGAAAGGAGTTCTAGTATCCCTCACGAAAAAATTAAAAATTATATTATATATGGTTAACTATATATAATTCTACTTACTACACGTTGATGTACCAAGCTCGTTTGATTGTGTCAAGTTTGCTCCTTCGAAAGAAATGGCTTCGTAAATATCATCTGGCATCAAAGTCTTAGTTTGGTGCTCTGAATTAATAATCATGGTCAGGCGAATAGTTTCCTCGAGTTTAGCATTAATTAACTTGCGAATAAAGTTAAAACAGTCTTCCGAAATGCTTTTTACTCCGGCACTTCGAGCCAGCCTTGTAATTGATGGTTTTGTTACATAATTTTTATTAATAGGCGGTTTTGGTGTTTGCATTTATAACCGTGAATTCTATTTTTAAATGCTAATTAACGATTTCATAAAACATAAACATGCTTAACAACTATTTAAAAGATAAATTTATCGCTATAAACAAATGGAAGCCTCGCAACCTACACCTGTGGAACCAAAACAGATTATTAAGAAGAAAAGATCTAGATTTTTTGAAACGTATATTTCGAAAGTCTTAAAACATGTGGCTCCCTCTAATGGAATTACTGCCAATTCTAAACAACAACTAAATAGCGCTGTATGTATTATAGCACGTCGCCTTTCCAATATAGCAACCCATCTTACCCAAATTTCCAAAAAGAAGACATTGTCAGAAAAAGAGGTTGCAAATGCGACTAAAATTATTTTACCGGGAGAATTGGCAGTAAATGCCACTACCGAAGGGGAAAAAATCTGTGTCTAAATATACGGGAGAAGAATCAAAAAATACCAGCAGGCAAGGTAAGGCTGGAATTATTTTTCCACCATCTATTACGGAAAAATTCCTACGTAATTTTGGGTTCTCTAAAATTATGATAACAAAACATGCTCCTGTGTATTTAGCCGCTGTGTTAGAATATATCGTAGCAGACATACTTCAAATATCTTCCGATCTGGCTAACGATAATAAGAGAGTGCGTATAACCATTCGTGATCTAGAACTTAGCATACGAACAGATCAAGAACTAACTACTCTTTTTAATAGGTGCAATTTAGACTTTATTGGAGGAGGAGTCGTGCCATCTATCCATAGCTCTCTTTTGACCAAAAAACCTCGCAAAAAGAAACGAGTTAAAACAAGTACTCCAGCGATAACTAAAAAACCTCATCGCTTCAGACCCGGTACTGTTGCTCTCCGAGAAATTAGGAAATTCCAAAAGATAAGTAACTGTCTCATCTTCGCTAAGCATCCATTTGAGAGATTTACACGTTCTATAATCAATAATTATCGCGAGGGGATGAAAATATCAAAAGATGTTTTTATTATACTTCAGTATTTCATCGAGCAGTATATCATTAATTTCTTAAAAAATGCTAACGATGCAGCGATTCATTGTGGCCGTGTTAAACTGATGCCGGCAGATATCAAGTTTATCTGCTGTCTTCGGGGATATAATCCCGAAATAACAATGATCGAAGACAAAAAGGTTATTTTGGAGAATGTAGAAGAGGTAGAAGAGGATATTACTAATCCAAATGAAACTGAGACTGATGAAGAACTTCTTAATGACGACAGTGTTTCTGATGAAGAAAAGACTACTTTAATTTCTTGATTTAAAAGTTCATTATGTCTAGGTAAATGTCGGATACTGAAAAAACAGAAACTACTACTCACCAAGTCGAAGATCAAAGTAGGGAAAGCTCTAACCCTTCTCCCTCAACTGATGATCGCTATGCAATTCTTATGGAAACCAGTGGAGAGGAATGTGAAAGCTGGTATTACTTTATAAAATATAACAAAAATAAAAAGAATCTGCAACTCCTTAACAAACAATTAGAAGAAATTGATTGGTACGTTTTGGACGATCTCAGCACTTTTGATCTTGAACTAGAGTATCTCGTGTCAGCTCAGACCGCCAAAGAGATGACTAAAGTAGATCTTAATCACACGGCCCACCATCGTAAATTTGATGGTAAATTAAAGCGTGTCGATATCAAATTCAAGAAAAAGGATACTAATGAGAAGAAAATGACTAGGGTTTTTGAAGTGATAGGTTATGGCCAGATCGAAGATTATATCGATCACGAAGATCTAGATGAGGATGATTTGACTGAAGAAGATAAGTCTAGCATTTATGAAGATATAGAAAATCCTTTCGAATCATCTGAGGAAGAGGGGGAAGAAGAGCCAGAAAGAATCAGAGGAGGAATTCCTCCCGCTCTTCTTAATAGTCATTTGCCGCGATATGCGAAAGCCAAACAACATAGGCGTAAGAAACATTAAATTAATTATTTCACTCTGAAATAATTAGCTAATAACCTGAATATGTTGGGGTTCACGAAAACACGGACACTTGGGTACACGGAGTCCAATCCCTGCATACGGCCCAATATCCCAGTCTTCATCCCCTATGGACATCACAACATTTAATCCTCGCTCATGAATGTTGTATCGGGCCATTATTTTGAAACGATAACAATCATTCTTTTCCAGAGGACGAAAATAGAGAAATCGGTATCCAGTGATTCCGTGTGTGAGTAGTTCCATTTTTGTTTTTTCTATTATTTCTTCTTCAGCCAGACGACAGGTAACTATTATAGGATTTATACCCCTAGTTTTAACAGCATGGTATAAGGCGATCATTGGTTTAATTGGATTTCCAGCACAATCGATCAGTGTATTATCAATATCGAAAACAAATGCAGGATTTTTGGGTAATATTACATTATCCAATGTGTAAAGTGCATAATTTGCTAGATTTTCTAGCGCTATGTTTAACCATTCGCACGCCATCCTTTGTTATAGGATATAAAATAAATTTACCCAAATTTATTTTCGATTCTTGCTATGATTAGGGGCTTTGTACTTTTTCGGTATATATGAATACTTAGGAGAGCCTCTCTTCCATCCCAATCTATACATATTGGTTTCTCTCATACACTGTCCGCAACTCTGTGATAGCGGATTACATTCTCCTTTACAAAAACAACATTCACCTATTTCTTGATTCATTTATTTATCGTCGATATCTTGTTCCACTTTCATTTTTATTTTTACTAAACAGAAAAATTATAATCCCTAATAACACGGCTAAAAATACAACCAGAATAATACTCACATAAATAGGCCTCGATTTCTTTAAAAATTTTGGTACTATATCTCTTGCCTTCGTCTTCATTTGTTCTTCCTCCTTGAGGTATTGTAGAAGGGAAGTAGGCAGAATATTTTTCTCATTATGTTCAACTGTACAGTCTTCTAATATTGTTCCATCAGGATCAGGAATACAGCGTCCAAAATAGTTCTTAAATCTGAACTGAGGGAATCCATCTTTCATTTTAAACCACTTCTTTTCTGGTAATATTGTGGTTTTTCGTGGTTCCTTTAATAACACAAACAAAGGAGAGATAAGTATTTCTTCCCAGCCAGGGTCTGGAGGCTTTTTGTCAAATGAAGGCATCGTATTATTCCCTTTCTTGAAAATGTATAACGGAGTTGTGTACGGTACAGGAAGTGTCCACGTGATAAAATAAGAACACGTAGGACTTGGGTGAAACATATCATAAACTCGAGATACGTCAGTTGTATTATATGGCCATGCCTCATTCTGAGCCACACATATCAATGATGTGCCATAAGGTATAAAACGGTACATAGGATTTATCGCAAAAAATTGATCATCTATGTACCAACCTCCATAACTACGTGCTGGCTCGATACAACGAAAGACAATTTTTCCTTCTGTGGTGCGAACCATAACTGGTGTAACTATGGATCCATACGTAACTCCTTCAGCCGGACTAGAAAGATAATAGATACAGACTGAAGTGATGATAGGACTACTAGTTTTAAGATCAATTTTAGCCATTTTATTAAGACGAATAAAATTTATAAATACTTGAGTGTAGTTAAATTACGAATAAGATAAGATCTTATTTCGGGAACTTTTACCGTATAAGGAACTTCAATCAAATTAATTCCGTAATCTTTACAAATTCTTCTCTTCATATCGTCACGGTATTTAAGGTTAAGAAAAGCTTCCCGATTCTTGTGGAAGAAAGGTACAAACTTATAGTGTTGAACCCCGGAGTATTCAACTGCAAGATTCATCTCAGGGTTAAAGCAGTCGAGTTCTAAATTATACGATCCTCCCGTCACAGGATTGCGCAAAAAATCTGGTCTGGCCTTAGGAAACCGTTTATT